ATACTGTACTTAACCATGTCGTTCTTGACAACAAAGAGCAGCGCAGCTTTCACCTTGCGGATGTGGGGCATGTGCTTGAACACCATCATCGCCATGAGTTTGAGTTGCTCACGGTCAGGGTACTTGTTGTTGCCGGTCTTGTAGTCAACGACCCAAGCGGTCAGGTTGTCATCGTCCACGATGATTAAGTCGGCTATGCCACGCACCCAGACGCGGGAGTCCAGCCAACCACAGGGTTCCAACCGACTGGTCAGCGCCATCTTGTGTTCGACTAGCTTGCGTCCGGGCTTGGCAATGAGAGCGTCAAGGGTGGGCTTGATGAACTCGAACTGCCCGGGCAGTTCTGTTCCGTCTCGCACGTAGTCCTCGGCGGCTTTGTGTAGCTGGGTTCCGTATCGCGTAGCCTCGGTCTCTTGGAACGGGTAGTTCTTTAAGACCCTGACCTCTTGATAGCGTTTGGGACAACCTTCGTAGTCCTTAAGAGCCGAGTGGCTCCACGATACTGGCTTCATTAGAACCTCGCTGTTTTAATAGCTTTCGCTAGTCGTGATGAAAATGCAGACACGAACTTCTCGTTCTTGTACAGGGGGCTACCCATGTCGTGCAGTATGGCGTGAGTGGTCTCATGCCAGAAGGTATCCTGAATCTCGTGGTCTTTGAAGCTGCGCCCTGAGACGTTGCTACGCCGAGCAACCTTGATGCGGCCAGCCGTGTAGTCAACACAGCCTTGCCAACACTTCTCGAGCATCGCTTCTACGACCTCGACCGAATACCTGCGCTGTCCTATGCGGATGAGCTTGGGCAGTGGCGTCATTAGTTTCATGCTTCTCCTTAGTTTTTAGCTAACCCATATCTACGGTGAGCGCCGCCGTCAGCGTCTAGTGGAATCCCCGGCATGTACCGTGGCTCCATAGTCATCTGGGCCAAGACCCAAGTCTTAGCCTCCTCAATCTCTGCGTCCGGCACAACGGCGATCAGCTCGTCGTGTACCGTCCCTGCTATGTGGTACTTCTTCGTAACACGCAGCATCCCATCCGTCATCACAATGCGGGCAACCGCTTGTGTCACGTTGTTGGTTACCTTACCTGCGTACAACTTGGTAGCGTCTGGCCCGTATACCCACTGGCTCCTACCTTTGTCGTCCTTCTCCTGTCGCAAGTCAGGATACAACAACTTCATTCCGTTGGGCAATTCTATTTCACCTTTGCGAAAAGTCAAACACTTGTGCGTGTATTCTTTTCCACCAGCCAGCGCCGTGACGATAAGCCCGCTGCACATCTCCCAGAACGACTTAACCGGATGCGCGGTTGAGCGGTAGATGTCGATGATCTTCTTGGCTGCAACGCAGTGGATGAGCAAATCCTTGTCCGAGCAGGTGTGCGGTATCTCCATCATCTTGGTGAAGTTGTCCTCCCAGTCTAGGAAGCTGTCGATGTAGTCTGTGTCTACGCCTAGCTTTTTCGCAAAGTCTTTCGTGTACCTTTGGGGCGGTGCACCAAGAAAGCCGACAAGTAATTGCGCCGCAAACGACGACCAACCGAGTCCATAACCGCAACCCAAGAGCGCACTTTTCGCAGACTGCCGTAGGTCTGGATGCGATTCCTTACTAAGTCCGGGTATGTTAAACATCTGCGCACCGAACGCGGCATAAGGGTCACCGCCTCCCCGGAAGATGTCGAGCATTTCTTCGTAATCCGAAAGCCACGCGAGTACTCGCGGTTCAATCTGTGAGAGATCCCCCACGACGAGTTGATAACCTTCGGGAGCCATAATCGCTTTGCGTAAGAACGAACCTCGCTTGAGGTTCTGCATATTAATGGCACTGCCCTTGCTTGCCGTCCAACGGCCCGACAATGCGCCGTAATATGAGAGTGGTACTGGTAAGCGGCCTCTCTTAGCGATTTCCAAAAACCGTTGTGCACGCGTTCTTTCGGTCGTAGACTTAACCGCCAAGCGAGCTTCACAAAGAAGGGCAACCTCTTCGTGCTCCCCGTTGAGTAGCGCTTGGAAGTGTGCATCGTTTTTAGCGAGAGCCAGCGTTTGCTTGCCCGTTGTCTTGCTGGTTTTGTAGGGCGGTATAGCTCCCAAGGACTCGAGGAGTGCCGCAAACTTTGGATTCGACGCAAGCGCAGCTTCATCCACGTCAAGCTTTTGTAAGAGTGATTCACGTTTTTCTTTCTCCTCTGCGATAGCGTTAAGTAGCATGAGTTGGTCAAGCTGCAACGTGGGTTGCGTATACATCTTGAGCGTCATGTCAATCAGTCTAAGTTCAGATGCTGGGTAACCCTTGACGAGTCGCTTGAAGATGGCCTCACACAGATACACGTCATGCTTGCAGTAGTCCGCAAGCTCAAGCTCTAACTCCGCGCCCAGTTCGGCCACACCGTCGGTACTGTGTACGGCTCTCCCCTTTTCGGGAAGACCAAAATCGTTCGCAAGTCTGGCGAGACTGTTGCCAACCTCCACGCCTCGTAAAGCTCGCGCCATTGATAGCGTGTCGAAGATAAAAGCGGGTCGGGCGTTGTACCGCCAAGAGAGTATGGAAACATCGAATTGCGCGTTATGCGCAAGGACGGCGGTTCGTCTCCAGTCGATTCCAAAAAAGAACTCAGATAGGTCTGCTCCTCCAACCCATCTAATGTCTGAATCGCTTCCAAGCTCATGGACACACGCCCCAAATGCTTTAAACCTCTCGTCACGGATGTACTCCTCGGTGGTCATCTTCGAGAGCGTGTAGTCCTTACTCGACCAGCGCGTCTCAAAGTCAATGGTCAGGATGGTTTCATATGGGGCGGTCATTGCAGAGTCCCAACAGGCGAGGGTGCGTTCGCCACCATAGACATGCTGACCTCCAGCGCGTCTGACAGAAGCTCGATGGTGTCGGTCTCTTCCAAGTTCAGCGCGTGAATCATCAGCGTGCCCTTGGCTGGATTGGCAACGACAGCCACGCACATATTCTCGGGGTCGGAGCCACAACAAAACAGTAGCTGACCGACTAGGTGTTGAAGCTGCTGGCGCTGCTCTGCACTCATCTTGCTTAGCATGATCGCTAGCTTCTCGGTTGATATCTCTTCAAGCATTTAATAACTCCTTGAGGTTGTTTACGTTTTCTTCGTTAATCACGAGGGCTATGCCCCCGGCATCGTTGATGCGTTGCAACTCCCGCTCTTGAAGTGCAGTCGGTTTGTTTTTCCCGGCCTTGCATTCAAGCGCAAAGAGACACCCGTTGAGTTTGCACCCAACGATGTCTGGTATCCCCGCTCGGCCAAAGCCGTTGGCGGGGGGCATAAAGAAGTAGTAGCCCAGTTCAGTGAGCAGCTTCTTTGCTTTTGTTTTTACGGCGCCTTCTGGAGTTGCCATTTGCTATTTCCTTTTTCAAAAGTTCCCCACGCTTTCCAGCGTTCGTATGCGCAGTGTTTTGTTATGCCAAGCAAAGCCGCGCACTCAACAAGAGTTCCGACAAAGACGCCGTTTGTATAGCGTTTTGTCGTCGTCTTGTTTTTCTGTTGTTGACTTCTTGTCGCCCATATGCAATTGCTGGGTTTGTACCCTAACTTGGTGTTGATGCGTTCTAGACTGTGGTCTGCACTCGGCCTATCCCCCATGTCCGCAATAAAGTTAGCGTAGTCATTCCAGCGTTTGCATACAGTTATCCCCCTAGCGCCGTAGTATTTATAGGCCTGTGCGTTAGGGTTCGTGCACCTAGCCAGCATTGTTCGCCAAACATAATGTTCTGGCTTTTCTTTGCCTCCTAAGTAACCTCCGTGTTTGGTTCGGCCCGCCATCCACTCAGCTCGTTGTTCCGGTGTCATTGACTATTCCTTTATGGTTCAGGTGTCATCTTAACACGTTTCTTTTTGGTGTCATCAGGTCTTGGACAGTTGGGTGGTATTTCAACGGCGCACCATACAGCAGCCATTGGCGCACTACGTAATTTAACCCAGCGATCTACGTAAGTATCGACCATAGCTCGCAAGGCAACTTTTATTGAATCGTTCTTCACGCCCAATGCTTTAGCTATCTCACTGACCATGAGTCCGTCAGGGTTCTGGTGTAGCAGTGCCCGAATTGCCGCGTGATTTGATTTGCGCATTGATTGATACTTCCTTTTTCCAAGCGTTGTGTAGTGCTGTGTTGAGTTCTTTTAAGACTGTAATCTCGTCTGCCGCTTCGCGGGCAAACTGTTCGAGCGTCTCACGGCTCCACGTTTTAAAGTCTGTCTTCATGTGTTAAATAATAGTTGTTCTGCGGGTTGCAGACTTTGGGAAAAACACCAAGGAGAAAACAGGGAAGTCAATCTCCTCGGTGTGCGTAATGCGCTCACCGTTAATCAACACCGCGCCTTGTTGGATGTGTCGGCGTAGCTCACCGCCACTCATCTGTGTGCATGGATTTTCAACGGACATGGGTATGGCTGGGCGCAGATTGTTTAAGTATTGCATGGCGTTCATGTGTTCCTCTCCTTCTTAATTCCCGCCATGAATCCTTTGTCCCATGCCTTCGCCCAGCAGATGCACCACAGGTCGTAGTAGCCAAGGTTAAGCGGGAAGCCAAGGCCTTCTTCTGAAAACATGGCCTTTACATCTTTGCGCTTTATGAACGCCTCCCATGATTTATCTCGTTCACGGTTCATCAGTGGCACATCATCAAAGAGTCCTTCACTCATGTTTTTTATCCTTGAGTTTGAATTCATCAAAATAAAACCACTCATATATTTCGTTAAACACCTCATTAACAATTGATTGGTTAATCTCTGACTCATTGGGCGCACTGTTGTACTTGTAAATTTTTTTGTGCCCCAAAATTACCCCGTCACGGATGCACTTTTCAAGTAATTGTGTAAATTTTGGTGTCATGTGTTCTTCTCCTCTTTGGAAAACGTGTCGATGCAGGGGCAGCCGCGCTCCATGCAAGCGGGATCAAGATCAGGGATGTGCTTGTTGATAGCCTC